CTTTCTTCGTGCTTTCTAAAAATACGGTCATAGTTTTCATCGTATTTAGCTTTGTTAAAGCCTTTACGAAAACGACTTTCTTTACTTACAGTGGTTCCCGTGTTTACTACAAAGGGCTTTTCGTTACTTCCTATTTGCGGCATTCAATACTCCTGTAAAGGCTTGGGGGCCATAAAGACCCCCGTACCTCGTTATAGTTAGTCGATTCCGTAGAACGCTGATACGAGAGCTTCGCCTCGCAATACTTTACCGCCATAAACGTGTAGTCCACGTACAATGTCGCCAAAGCTATCAGGGTCACGGAGAACTTCCGTACTGGTTATAGTCTGAGCCGTAGCTGTAGAACTAATATGTCCAGCAATACACTTACCAGCCGCATTGGTGGTAGAAGCGATGTTGTTGGTTTTGTACATATTAAATCCACGTAGCTTACCAGAGCTAACTAGACCATTACGAATCGAACCTTGACCAGCATTGTAGTCTACTGACAGAAGTTTTGAGGAGCTTTGAACAAGCACTTCATAAAACTCTGGATTCGCTAGGAACCATCGTCCTTCTTCTGGCACATTCTGCTCATCAAGAAGACGGGCCATGTGCGAAAGAACGTCAATAGGGTCATGCTCAGAAGACCCGAAACCGATATCCAAGTTACCAGTACCGTCAAAAGTACCAGCAGCAAGGTCAGTTGCGTTATCTGAACCTAATACATGGTTAGGACTCGAAGCCGATACGCCAGCAAACATGACAGCGATTACACCTTCATCGAAAGCATCACGCAATGCGTAAGCCGCCGAAGACGTTGCAGTATCGCGCCAGTTGACATGAGACATGTTGCTTTCAATATCATCTACGATGAACTTAAAGGCGTTTGCCGTGTCAACGACCAGCGTAACTTCTTGGTCGGTTAGTTTAGTTGCGGTGACATCTGCACCACGCTCGTATGTGTAAACAGTAATTTCTGGTTCTTTGATAATTCTTACACTGTCACCAAAGTTGTTTATTTCACCAGCATAGTCCGTATTCGTAATCGCTTCCGCTACAGAAGATTTACGAAAAAAGTTTAGAACCTGCTTAGAATAAACCTTTGGTAAGAAAAAAGAATTAGTTTGACCACTTACTGAGTTACCAAAGTTACCATTAGTATCGGTACTTTGCTCAAAGAATTGGTCTGATGCGTTATAGGCCATTTTTATGTCCTCCTAAGTTGAGTATTATTTTACTACTCTGCCTTCGGATATAGCTTGTTGTATTTCAGATTCATACTTATCAAACTGGTCTAAAGACATCGCAGCGATTTCCCGTTCAGTCCAAATTTTTGGCTCTTTTGCGTCAATAGCTTGAGTTTTAGTTGAAACCATATCGGCTGCCGAACCTTCTTTTTGTGGTTTGGACCGTGATTTAGTTTGAGTTTGTATCCCACTTTCTATTTTATAAAGGTCAATGGCTTTTGAAGCAAGTTGAGCATTGTCAGGATTGTTATAAATCCAAGTCTGAATCTGCTCTGGCTGTGTTTCTGCCCACTCGTGAAAGCCATCAGAACCTCTAATCTCTTCAAAATCTGGATGTCTAGCTATCAAATCTGCTTCTGCTTCGCGTCGAATAATCTCTGCTTCACGTTGCTGTATAGCTTCTAACTGTCCTTGAAGTTGATTTACTTGCTCTGAACTTCGTAAGTGCGCGACTGTTTCTACCGTATCATACAAATCAGGATAATCTTGTCTAAACTTTTCCAAATCCTCGTGGGTTTTTGGAGCCGTGTAAGATGGCGATGTTTGCGCCAGTAACTCTTGTTCACGTTGTTTAAACTCGTTTACCTTATTATCATAATGTTGCTTTAAGTCATCATACCTTTTTTTATAGTTAGTACGTTTCTTAGGAGCCGCAGATTTTTCTTCTTCAGGGGCCTCGGTATCTTCGGGGGTAGCCTGTTTCTGTGGTCTTTCAAAAAACATTTGCTCTGCCGTATCTACAGGTGGGCCATCAGGCTTATGCCAAGGCTTGTTCATGTTATACGGATTTGCTGTTTCCTCCTCTACTGGGTTTACTTCACTCATAATATATCTCCTACGGGGCTTGTACTCTGCAAGGTAGCCATACTAATTCTTTCTTTTGGCCTAAGAAAAATTTATGGGGCTTGTCCTGTCAAGGTAGCCGTACATTAAAATTATCTAAGACTTGGAGTTTTATTTGCTTTAACGCTCATTAACTTTCGTATATCGTCGTCTGTGCTATTTCCTTGTCCTAGTTCTTCCTCGTCACCCTGCATTATACCGCCAAGGTAACGATTCTTTCTCATCATACCACCGTCGTAAGCACGTTCAGCATCATCCATCAATGTTTGGAGATTATCTGCGCCTATTTGTTCAGTGGCTTTTTGAGTCATAACAAACTCTCCGTCCGATAAACGTGCGGGTATTGAGTCTGATATACCATCTCCGGGGCCTGTAACTTCACCTGCCCCTGAGAACTCAGAAGCCGTTTCCACTACCTTGTCAAAGATTTGACTAAGCTGTGGGTCGCCTTCTAAAGTATTCATTAAATATTCTTGTTCTTCTGGAACCAATGCTTCGTTTAAAACAAATTCAATGTAGTCTTCTTCCATTACTTCATCTGGTTCCTGTGCGGCCTCTATTTCTTCTGGAGTCGCATTTGCGTAAGTATCTACTGGAACGTCCTCTGTAGGTTCTTCCATCATTTCTGGAGGCATTGCTATTGCACCGCCTTCTTGCTCTCCTTTTCTTTTTCTTTCTTCATAGGCTTCTCTAGCCTCTCTCATACGCCTATCCATTTCAGCGTTTTCAATGTCTTGTTGTAGTTGTTCAATCTGTTCGGCAGAAAGAGTAGAGGCTTTATCTTTTGCAACTGAATCAGCTATTCGTTTTGCGTGTGCTTCTGCTGTTTTTCTATTTTGTTCTGCTACGGATTTAGAAAACTCTATGTCACCTCCGTGTACTCTTTTTTCTCTTGACGTTGACGTTGGAGTTAAAACTATATCGGGGTCGTCAGTAGCGATTGCTACTTCATGTGTTTCTTCTTTACCTTGTTTATTTACCCAAGTAAATTCGTTATCACCTCGTTTAACTGCACTACTAAAAGCAGCTCCATAAGGAATAAAATCTGGATTGTCTGATACGTTAATTTCTTGTTCTACTTTCGCTATCTCTTCGGGCGTAGCCTCATCTGGGTTTAATCCAGAATTTTTCATATACTGATAAACGGCAAATCCTCCAATACTTGTCCCAACTGTAGTACCAGTACCTACCCCAATTCCAAAAAACTTTCCTGCTTTTTGTCTTGATGACCTATCAACTGGTAGACCTCCAAACCCTTCTTCTTTTATTCGCTGTCCGTAAGTCGGAGGCGTTGTTAATGCTCTCCAAGTTTGTCGAGTTTCTGTTATAGCGTCTGCTATAGGCGACCCTTCAGGCTTCTTAACCCATTTACCTTTTATTTTTACTAGACTGCCGTCAGCTATACCTTGTTCTACTTCAGCTGGAGACATTACTAGCTTACCTTTAGTACCTCCACTACCTCCACCTCTTCGATAGGCTTCATCTTTTCTTATCTGTGCTACATCATTGGGAGTAAGCGGGGCATCTGCTACAGAACCATATAAATTTGAAAGTGTTATTTTATCTAAGTCTTTTCCTTTTAAGCCTTCTCCTCTTAATCTTTCTGTTTCCGTAAAAATTTTTGTAACTTCAGTATCCACATCTTTAGCCATATCGTCAGCATTTTTAAGAAATAATTTTTGAATCAGTCTTAATGCTGCTGGACCACCAGTAACAAATTCCTCACGTTCTTTTGGAACCATAATGGAGCCGCCACCCATTTTTTTATTGCGATTTTGCTTTCGTTTTTTTCTAGGCATACGGGACTCCTTTATGGTATTCGTCATCTTTTGATTCGAGTGTTGCTTTCACGTTATCCTTCAACTGCTCTAGGCGTTCCAGAGAACTCATTCTCCCCTGACTGCGGTACAACTCCAGTTCCGATGTTGCCCCCACCAGTACCCGTAGCTCCAAGTTCTGCTGGTCCTTGAGGTACTGCTTGAGGGCCTCCCATGCCGCCGAGTTGTTGATTAGCGGCAGCAGCTTCTTCGCCTGTGATTTGTCCATTTTGC